CGGCCATTAGCTTTTACTTCCTCCAATGTATCCACCTATAACTCCAATCAATCCTGTCACTGACATTTTCATAAGTACGATTATGCTGTCATCTATAGGTCTATCTTCTTTAACAGCTACCCAATAGTCTCCAATAATAATGATACCCAATAAAATTAAAACACCAGTTGTGATTAATAAAACTACAATGTCTTTAAAATTTTTAATCATTATTTTTTCTTTGCAAATGTTGCTACGTTAGTTGGTTTTCCTCCAGGATTACCTGCAGCTCTCTTTCGTCTGACAGCAGAGGCCTTTTGCCCTTTTGTCATCCGTGTGGCTTTTGCAAGTGGGACGCACTTTGGATATTTTCTTTTGCTCCCCTTCGATCGACCGCAAGGTTGATACTTGCCGTTCTTCTTCGGTGCTCCGATATCTACCCATTTCTCTTTGACCCATTTTCTTAGACCACCTTCAGCCATTATTTTCTCTTGGATTTTTTCTTCTTTTTTCCACCTGGTTTTATTTTACCAGAACATACAGCAGAGCCGTACATGTTTGCGTACGCAGAAGGGTAAACTTTAAATTTACGCTTCGCTGCAGCTTTACCTTTTGCACAAAGTTTAGCCATTACTTAGCTCTTCCGCCATCCTTCATATAACCCATTTTGTTTCTAACTTTTTTGGGTAATTTTTTTAAACCTTTTTGTTTTGGTTTAACTGGTTTTAAAACTTTTTTACCATTTTTAAACATAGGTCTTTTCATCATTCCAGGCATTATTTTTTCTTGCTCCTGTTTGCTTTTCTTACGGCTCTTCCACCTTTTTTAGTTTTAACAATTCTACCACCCTTTTTAGCACCGGCTTGCATTCCCGGTATTACAGGATCATCGCCAACACCCGTTAAAAACATAGCAGGATTCATGTCCTGATTTCTAAGTGCTTGTCTTCTCATGATAGCATCTGTGTAAGGTGATTTTCCATAAGCTGCATCAGATGTCATTGCTTTGATAGCGTCTGCAGTTGTAGAAGCTCTTGCGTTTCTATTCATTAAAGCTTTACCAGCACCTAAAAGAGCGGCACCAATTCCTAAACCTTTAAGAAGTTTTTTTATTTTTTTCTTTGCCATTATTTTTTACCTCCGTTTCTAAATATTTGCGTTCCCTTTATACCATAAATACTCGCCACGACAAGTATCCATAAATTAGTGAACCATGACGGCAGCTGAGAGAACATATCGAAGAATAATTTGACCTTGTCCATCGCTGTCGGGTCATCTGATATGACCGCCCACGCTAGCACCAACACGGGCAAACTTAATATTACAAGGACCGCCTCGTCCTTCCAGTCCGATTGCCTTGCTTCTAATAATTTACCTTGGTAAACTTCCTCACCCTGGGCCATTTTTGTAGCATGCATGAGTTGTGCTTCACTCATTGCCATTTTTGTCTTCTGCTTGTTAGCATAAATCTTACTTCCAGCAGAAACGGCTAATTTAATTGCCGATAACCACATATTAGTACCAATCTGCTTTGCTTTTCTTTTCTGCAAGCATTCTTCTTTGACCTTTTACTTGAACAGATTGAGTTTCAGTAGGATTTGACACCTCAACTTCAACTCCACCCTTAAGTAAACCGTCTTTATTCAAGAACATATCATGATCTACATGAGTCATGCCTGCGTGACTGTTTTTTTTATTTTTTTTCATATTTATTCTCCAGTTTTTCGAATGATTGCAACATTTCCAGGCATTTGATCCGAACTTGGGAGAGTTTTACCTAAAATAGTTTTTTCAATCGATGTATTAGCTCTTAATTTAGCCAATTCTTCGTTTTGTTCAAGCTTTTCATCATGCATTGATTGATTCATTATAGCTCTTGTCTTATCTAGATTCAATCTTTGATCAGCTTGATCGTGTTTTTGTTGATTATCCATGGCTCTAAGGTCTAATTCTCTTGCTTTTAACTTCGCAATTGGATCATTTCCAAAGTCACCCATGATTTTATTCTCTTCTTCCTTAAATTCTTGAGTCATGTCAGCAATTAATTTAGCTTTTCTTGCTTCAATACCCATACTTAACTGCATAATCTGCTGTTGAATCTCAGGACTTTGTGCCATTTGTGGATTTTGTTGTGCCATTTGTTGTAATTGTATTAATTGTTGTATCTCTTCTCTAAATTCTACTTCTAATTGTTCTTGTGCCATTAAAGAAATATGTTCAAAAACATTTTTTTGTAGTGAACCCATAATTACAGGATTATTTTTGGCCATATTAGTTGCCATAAAGTTTAAATGAGAAGTTATATGTGCTCTATGATCTTGACCTTTAAATGCTTGAAAAGGTTTACCACTCATTGCCATAATATTTTCCGCTGCTGGATCCATCGGCATTGGTTGTTGAGGTGGTGGTAAGATTCTATTAATATCTTTTATACCAATTGCAGAATACATATCTCTATACGCTTCATACAAATTGTGCATTTGTGGATTAGACATCGCAAGTTGTAATTCTGTTTGAGCTAAACTTATTCTTTGTGATTGTGAAAATATATTTGGATCTGCAACAGGTAAAATATCTACTTTGTCATCAAAGTCTGCAGCCTTAATATTTCTTTGTCCACCTACAACATCGTAAGGATATTCTGGTGGAAGATAAGTTTTAAATACGTCAGCTAATAAAACAAATTCTTTTTTAAGCGCCACATACAATCTTTTATGTATGGCTGACATGACTCTACTTCCACGTTCGAGTAAAGCTATGGTCGTCCCAACAGCGGCCTGCTGGTTGCCGTCACCGACCTGCATGTCAGCTATGGCGGCAAATCGTTGTCCTGCTTGAACCACTATTCCCATTAATTGTAATAATGTTGCTGATGGTTCTTTGAAAGGTAAAGGCATAAATGCATCTCTGATATTTCCTCCAGGTGCATCTACATCTCTAAACTCTCCAGGTTGAATCGATTGCGCTTCATCTCTAACACGAATACCTCTTTGTTTGAATCCAGCTGGCATATTTGAAAACGTACCAGCATCTAATAATTGTCTAAGTGCATTCGTTGCAGTTCGTGATAATCCACCGATCATGTGAATTAAACCAAAACCATAAAAACCTAGTCCTGGTAAAAATTTAAAATGTGCAAAATATTCTACTTTACTTTTTGTTGGGTCTTCTGGTTTATAGTTTCTTCTAATTGACAAAACTTCTCTTGAAGATGTATCTAAAGTTACAATGTAAGGAAGTTTGATTCCTGTCGGATTCTGTTCTTCGTCCTTGTCTTCAAAACCTTCTAGATCAAGATTAGTATGTACTTCTAGAATAGTGAACACTTGTTCGTCTCTAGTTTTTCTAACTCCTTCTAGTTCTCTTTCTTTTTTCTCTACTTCTGTTTCTTGTGCATAACCTGGTGTAATTTCTATGTCTCTATAGAAACCAGATACTTGTTTTTTTCTTAATTCATTTTCTGACATTTTTAGAACATGTATGATTGAATCTGCATCTTCTAAAGATGTTGCAGTGTATGGAACTATCAGATCATCTGCCGGAACAAATTTGGACACGGCTCTGCCAAGAATTTCATCATAATAAATTTTCTTGAAAGCAGAGCCGCTAAGAGGGAGATAAAAAAGTAACTGATCGAACTCGGGTTCATACTCTTTCATCACGTTCATGAGTTGATAGTTCATGAAATTTTTTACTCTTGTTGACTGCTCTTCTTTTTGTCTACTTGGTATACCCATAATTTGAGTATGTACCGGACCAGTCGCTGGGAGTAATTCTTTGTAAGCTTGTGCTTGAAACTGTGTTACCGCTTCTGCTAATACAGGGTGGGTTGCACCACTTGCATTTGAGAATGGTTGAGATCTTGTCTCGTATTTAAATCCTAATAAATCTAAACCTTTTGTATATGCATCTTCCCAATCTTTTCTTGATGCTTTGTACTGTGTGTAGTTTTCAAAAAGTTCAGAACCTAATTTACCTAAAACTTCTTCAGGAAGTAAGTCTGCTAAATTGTCAAAGTGTTCGTTAGTTCCTGGCTGGTTTACAGCTTCAGGATCAAAAGTGATTGTAGCACCACCATCTTCATCTTGTTCGACCTGAATATCTTCTGGTCCAACTTGTTCTTCAATATTATCTTGAGAAGCTTCTACTATCTCTTCTTCGCTAGGTAATTTTATTTCCTGCTCTACGTTCGGTAAAGCTTTGTCTATATCTGCCATTATTTTTCTCCGAGTTCTTTACTACTATAATCTTTTTTCCAGGAACATTCAACCCCTGTGGGTTAGGTCCTCTAAGAGGTGGAACTGTGGTTGTTAATTTTTTAGTCATCTAATAATCCTAATCCTTGTATAGCTAAAGAGGCACCTAGTCCACCTATTCCTAGTCTAGACAAACCTCGAAGAGCTACTTTTGGTAAGCCTAATCTAGCAGCTTTTCTAAGTGTTGGGTTTAACCCTCTAGTTAATTTATCTGTTTGTTCAGCAAATATTGGATAAGTATAATTTAATGGATCTGTTGCAATATCTGTAATTGAATCTCCTTCTGCAACCTGACTAGCAATATCTCCCGCCATAAACGGTGCTAGTAATGCAGGTGATGCTGCAACTCCAAGTCCTCTTCCTAAAACTCTTGCACCTGTTTTTACAAAACCTTTTGGTTTTCTTTCAATACCAAGTGCTCTTGATTTACTTGCTTTGATTGTTGATGGCGCGGCAAGTGCCGTTGTTCCTGCAAGTGTTGCACCTAATGCAGGTAATTGATAATCTAATATTGCAGGTCTTTCAAAGTCTGTTGTAATAGGTTGTGTTGCCATATCAACCAACATACTTTTCTGTTGATCTTCGTTTGATAAATAAGTTGTTGGATCATCATTTCTAAATGCTTTGACTAATCCTATTGCTGTTCCTACAGCTGCACCGGCACCAAATGTTTTAAAACCACCTGACTTTAAAAAACCTGTTGCTGCGTTTTTAACTTTTGCAAGTGGTCCACTTTGTGCATCCAAATTTTTTAATTTCTCTGCAGCACCAACTGGATCTTTTTGTATGGCTTCTGCACAAGTTGCAGAAATACCCCCTGTTTGATAATTTAAAATTGTTCTACATGCCTGAGGTGCTTTTTCAACAGCAGCTAATAAAGCTTTCATTGGCATTGCTTTTGATCTTAAAACAATTCCTTGATCTGCGAGTTGAGATATATTTCCTTGTGCTTCTGGTGTCAGCTTATCAAAATTTTTTACAAACTTAGACGCATCTAATTTTTCTCCAGGTTTGTATTCTATAATAGGTGTATCAATACCATAATTTTTTTGAAACGCCCTTGAGTCCTGATTAAATCTTTTTATTTCGTCACCAATATTTTTATCGCCTCTAACAACCTTTTCAAAAACTCTAGAAAAATCTTTATCAATAGTATTTCCTTTTAAATAATTTACCTCTGGTTTTGTAAGTTGTGCCAGCTCTGAATAGCCCGGAGCTCTTTCGTATGTAGCTGAAAGCCCCATTGCCTCATCAATATTGAAACCCTGTCCTTTTAATTTTTTCATTAAACGAAGTCTCGTAGAAAACAATTTATTACTTCTATCGGTAATTCCTAAAATTTTATCTCGTTCTCTTAACATTGCATTTCTTCTTTCAGCATTTCCAAAATTAAAAAATCCACTTCCAGGCATTAAAATATTTCCAAGTATGTCTTCAGTTTTTTGTATAGAAGGAGCTGTTATTCCTGGTACTGATCTAGAACCTGTTAAAAACTCTGTATACTTAGACGCATCGTTTCCAATGTTTTTTAAATTTTGAGCATTTGCTTTTCCATAAATAGCTTCTGCAAGTTCTGTAGGTCTTGCATCGGGATCTAATATTAATTCTCTATGGATTGCTTTTAAAGGTTCAATAGAACCAGCACTTTTTTTCTCTGACATTTTTTGAATTCCTTGTTTTTGCATTTCAGAAACAGCTGTGTTAAATTCACTTATGTCTTTTGGAGATGGATCTTTATAAAAAATTTCTTTTTTAAAATTTTTTTTATTAAAAAGTTTTTTTATTTTCTTTTGAAGGTCGCTATAATTTCCTTTTCTATTACTTTCATATTCTTTAAAACTATCTTTCTTAACACCTAGTTTTTCTAATAGTTCATTAAAGGGTATGTAATTTTTAGGAATAGTTTTTAATTTTGCTTTTTCATATACATAAGAGTTATATGTGTTAGATTTTATGTCTCTTTGAGCTGTAGTCAAATCTCCCCAAACAACTCCAGGTCTTTTCTTTTTAAAAAATTTTCTAAATTCAGGATCATTTTCCCATGCCTTATTCCAAGGCCCTTGTCCTTTTATCGAGTAATCTATTTTTATATCTTTAAAAATTTCTGGATTGGAGGCTCTTAAATTACCTAATTGTTTAGCAGGTGTATTTTTTCCTAACTTATCGCCGTATATTTTTTTAACTAATTCTGATAGTTCGGCAGTCCCTACAGTTTTACCTTTATATTTTTTTAAAGCTTCGACAAATTTATCAAATACAACTTGTAATTCTGCACTTCTTGGCATTACACCTCCAGGATGCCGGCAAGACCACCGCTTTTAAGTCCTGGAATGTCTATGCCTAATTGTATTTGTATTTCTCTAATGCCATCTGGGTAGTCATCAGGATTTTTTAATACCTTGTGCAGGTTTCTAAAATATTCTGTTTTCTCTTTTCCAACTAAACTTTTATCTGTTGCTAAACTTTTGAATAGTCTTGTAATGTCATCTGCTTCGATACCATACTTACGTAAAGCTTGATAACCTATTCTTGCAGCACCACCCATAAACATCGGTACACGTCCACCTTCTGCAAATTCAAAATCATCGAAGCTAATGGACTCGGGATCAAAATATCTACTAGTTATTGAATTACCTTTTGCATCTTTTATCTTAACTAAATTTTCTGCAAACTCTTGTATGTTATCTGGTGAGTCTAACTTTGCAACTGCCGATGCAACTTTTGGTCCAAAGTATTTTTGAACAAGTAATAATGGATCTCCTAATCCACCACCACCGCCTTCGGTTGCAAATTTTAAATCATCTGGTTCCATAACACCTGATAGAGTTGTGCCACCTGGAAACTCTGGGTCTTCTAAATCTTTTACTCTGTTTAAAAAATCTCTAGCGTTTGCTCTTGCTACTGGTTTTGCATTTTCTGCAACACCTGACATCTGATAAACTTTATCTACTAAGTCGTTTACAATTAAACTATTATTCTTAACAGACTTAATCGCCTCTAAACCTGCACCTGTAAATGGGGGTGGTAGATCTGTTTCTTTTAATACATCATCCATTAATTTTTCATCAAATGGAGTGTTCATAACTTCATCAACTCTCTCAGGTCTAATACCGTATTTTTCGGTAATCCCTTTTTTAAATCTATCATTTCTCAAGGTCATTATACCTTCTGCATCCAAGTTTCTAGTTCTTGTAGCAAGGTCTGTAATATTTGATGGACCTGGAGGTGGGTTATAGAACTCATTCATCTTAGACATATTTTCTAATAACTTACTTGCTTGAAGATCATTTAATTTATTTCCAGCAGCAAAACTAACTGAGTCTTTTAATTCTTCGATTGCTTTTGATTGCGGCATTACACCTAATGCTTCGGCGTTGATGTCCATTTTTAATATATCAGGCTCACCTTTACCAATGAAACTAACATTCGTTTTAGTACCTAAAACATCAGATACATTCCCACCAAGCTTTTGGTAGAGTTTTACAATCTGATTTACTAATTCTTTTCTAGCCATAATATTCTAATCTACTTCTATCTGGCAATGGTTCGTCCTCGTATGAATCTCTATTACGAACTATGCCACCTTGTTTAATACGCATAATCGCCTGTGTTGTGGAGTCGACATAGTCATCGTGATCTCCAAACGGAAATGATGCGCACTCTTCGACAACCTCTTGAGCATAGTGTTCGTGCATAGGAGCCCAAATCATACCCATCTCAAAAAGCGGTGCTACTGAGTTTACTCTAGCATGTTTATCATTTCCTCGGCTCGGCGTAAAGTTAATTACGGGAATTCCCATATCTCTTAATTCTGCCGTCAAAGGGATTCCAGAGGCCTTAGCTTCAACGATTACCATGTCAGGTCGCCAATACAAATACTCCTCATGAGCAACTTTTCTAAGTTCTGGAAACTCATAACGGTCTTTGAACGCATTGAGTAATATTATATTAGACCTACCATCATCATCTTTGAAGACTCCCCAGGTAGTTATAGCTGAAAAGTCAGCAGATTCTTTTTTGAGAAAAGCTGTATCATATGATTGTATTATAAAATCACATTGTGGTGGATCTTTGTGTTCCCAGTTCATCCACCAATCTCTTTTAAGAATTGCACCTTCTTCAGCGGTTGGCTGTTGCATATATTGTGCATTCCAGTTGTTAACAGGGATAGATGCTTTAGTCTTTTGTAATTCTTCCTTGGTCCAGTATTCCGGCCAAACAGGTTTACCATCTGGTAACAGTGCGGGTAGTTCTACAACTTCCCATTGGTCAGAGTTCTCTTCTCCCTGAGCCCTGAGTAATTGTCCAGTAATATCTTTTGTAGACCATCTAGTCATTACCACTACGATACGACCTCCTGGTTGAAGACGTTGTCTTGGACCTGACGTGTACCAGTTCCATGCTTTATCAAAAGACTTACTATCTTTTTTAATATCTTGTTCTTTGTGCGGGTCGTCAATAATTAGAAGATCAGCACCACGACCTGTAATTGCTCCACCAACACCGGCTGCGAAATATTCACCCCCTTGTTCGGTTTTCCATTTCCCTGCTGCCTGACTATCTTCCATCAGACGTGTGTCGAATAATTGTTTGTAGTTTTCTTGATCCACCAGGTTCTTGGTCTTACGGCCGAAGTCGATTGCTAGATCTGCCGTGTGTGTTGCTTGAATGATCTTTAACCGGGGATCGAGGCCAACCATCCATGCCGGGAGTAAGTATGAGGCAAACTCCGACTTTGTGTGTCTTGGCGGCATGTTTATGATTAGTCTTTTAATTTTCCCGCTAGCGAGATCATTAAATTTTTTATTAATTTTTTTGTGGTGTGAACCTTCAATAAACTCAGGCCAAACATACTTGACGAAACTCAAAAAGTCTTTTTTGATCTTTGGTCTTGCTTTATCTAATTCTACACTCTTTTCTAAATCCAAAAGTCGTGCTCTTTCTTCTGGAGTCAATCCTGAAAAATTTTCCATAAAATTTTTTATAATATTTTTTATATAACCTATTTTTGAAACCTTGGCTATAAGAGTCTAAATCTTACATATATGTACAACATTGGGACCCCTTATACCAGATTAGGGTGGGCCCCCCCAAAGTTTTCAAGCAAAAAATCAATATGTTGTGGTACCTCTATCGGTACACACTATGCAATTACAACATATGTTGTTTATGCATACCCTTATGGGATTAAGTAGGATTTGGGGATTAGCCTCACCCCCAAACCCTAGCGAGATTAAAACAACTCTTGTTGTTTATCTTCTTTCACTTCCATATCTTTAGTGAGTATCAAT